CTCTTATCGGCCTTTGGGCCAACTTCTCGTTCCAAAACCGTTGTTCTCCACTGGGTAAAACCGGGGTTAATAACAGCTGAGACAACCTTCCCAGGTTTATATGGGACCCTTTGCAGGGGAACAGGTCTCCTCAGTCGGTAGAGACATCTATCTCGATGAGATGGATGCAAATTACCTGTTCGATAGCCTTAATATTTTAAAACTATGCAGAACAAGCAATTTGAATGGAAGACTAGTAAATATACACGTTTCACATGAAGCATGTATTTCAAATTTATTAGAATTTCAGTCTGACTCCTTGGTTACTCTCATAGTGACGTTAGCCTAAGTATTAGAAAACTTAGCGTTAGGATTGAACGGATGGTCAAACTTTCGGGGATGACCTTCACGACTCAATACCTAAAGGAGTGTTTGAGAATAATTCAAAAACACACGGCTAGCGAGCCAACTACGAGCTCTTCTGAGCCACGGGTGGCTACCCGTCGTGGGCTTCCATTAATATTACCAGGTGAATTACGGTTACAACTTGAAAAAGTTGATCGTGATCCCCGGTTATTAAAGTTAGTCCTGACTATTGTCTCGGTGTACAGAGTCTTGCCGGCCGCTCCAAAACTGAAATTAGAGACCATAACTGGTCCTTTCTCAGGACTGTATAAAACTACAGCTGAGATAATTCCGGTAATAGATATGGTTAAAAGATACTATCTCCCTAAAGGAGATGGTTATTTTAATATGGACACAAGTCCGCACATATCTGGGCGGTCGCTGTTGACTCTAACCACAGCCGGTCCTAATCATAAGTGTCAGTTGATGGGATATCCCTTGGACGCCTTGGCGTTCACGCGGAATCCCATACTACTTAAGGCGTTCTCAACATTTTCAATGTTTAGTAAACACCAAGACCTTCTTGATAAGCTCCATTCAGAGATAGAGGCTTGATACTCTCGGAAGACGGAATCGACTTCTGATTGTATTCGAACCTGAATACTGAATGGAGGGGACCAGCTGAAATTGGGTAAATTAAGCCTTAAACAGGAACCCGCCGGGAAAGTGCGTGTCTTTGCCATTGTCGACGCGTGAACTCAATCACTGTTGGCGCCCCTTCACCGGGAACTTTTCTCTATTTTGAGAAAGATTCCAAGTGATGGTACCTTTGATCAATTAGCCCCTGTTAAGAGGTTGATGGACCAAGGTTTTAAGCGCTTTTACAGTTTTGATTTAAGCGCGGCAACGGATAGACTCCCTATTGATATCCAAGTGGATATACTGGCCGAATTATTCGGCAGTCGTATCCCTGCGGAGGCATGAAGAGATCTCTTAATAGAGAGAGACTACATCCTCGACTCTCGGGAATTCCCGGAGTCTAACGGTATTTACCGTTATGCAGTTGGACAACCAATGGGGGCACTTTCTTCTTGGGGGATGTTAGCCTTAACTCACCACACCATTGTACAAATAGCGGCTCGTCGTACTGGTTGACAAGACTGGTTCGGCGATTACGCGGTACTTGGTGATGACGTTGTTATAGCCAACACTCAAGTAGCTAACTCTTATCTTTCAATTATGAAAGATCTTGGTGTGGAAATTAATCTACACAAGTCTCTGGTTTCTGAAACCGGAGTAGCAGAGTTTGCGAAAAAGCTTATAAGTTCTGGTACCGACCTAAGTCCATTGGGACCCAAGTCGTTATTTGAATTTATTAAGTCTCCCTTGCATTTTAAAGATGTCTTTATTAACTATGGTTTATACCAGGATAATGAAGATACGATTTTAGATGCGGAAGTCCTTGTTGACAAGCTACAATCCCTGTTCGAGGGTGCTCGGTCGTTTTCTACTCATCAATGGATGAGACGACTGAAGTCCTCTTACTGGGATATTGTATCTTGTTTTGGGTTAAACTCCTTACAGGATCTATCACCAAGCCTAAGGGCTTCGGCTGTAGATTCGCTAGATAAGGAGAATCTAAAAACTTTCAATTCAACATTAGATGAATTGTTAGATAATCGGATTACCCGAGGTTGATTGAAGGCTTTGGAAGCCGACGAGAAAATGTACAGGCGATATAGAAGATTCTTATCGCTTGAATGTTATACTCGTGACTTCCCAAGTACGCAAAATTTGCTTGTGGTACTGTCTGAGATCTTGATGAAATCAGCCAGTCACTACTTGCATGACTGACATTCCTTATCTCAAGTCGAACGTATTCGACTTGCGTATGGGGAATTAAGTCGCTTGTCATGAGCCTTTGATAAGCCGAATGCCAAACGGAACGTGAAGTCCCTAGAGTTATCTAGAGATCTCTTGTTCCGGTTGGCGGACACGAGTCCGGATACACTAATGAAAGTGATCGAATCGAGTCAGG